TGTCCCATTTGTATTGTATACCTGTGTTTAGATTGGTAGTGTATACTGTATTTGTCGAAGAACTACTATCAAAAACAACATGCCAGCGAGATCCGTCCCATTCAACAATGTCATTTTCACCCGCTATAAAGTCTGTACCATCGGCATTTTTCCAATCATCAGCACCGTCTACGTTAATTTCGTCACCAATACCTGATCCGAGTAACAGAATTCTTGTGCCTGTAGTTCTTAGAGACACAGGACTTGTTTTTGTAGGATCTATAATGTAACTTATTTTGTTAGCATCTCCTGTTGGTCCTGTAATTACTGTGTCGCTTGGAATAGTGTCACTATCCCAATTTACAATCAGTTCTGTAGGATCAGCTGAATTTATAGCAACTGTACCTGCTATCTCATTTTCTACATCCTTACGTTTTAGTCTTAGTTCAGTTATACCAGCTTCGAAAATTTCAGGAAATGATTTTATATAGGCATCCCAAAGTACACTTCCAACTACTCCGCGTCTTATAATTTTTGCTGTATTTGTCATAACAAGTAAATCATAATCTTTGAATGAGTTACTAATTACTGTTGTTGCATCTTCTCTAAATACATCTCTTGTTGTTGTTGCATTTTCAATTGCACCAGTTGGAGTAACAACAACATTTGTTCTTAAATCTGCATTTGGCACAGCAGTGCCTTCAGCAGCATCATTTGCTCCTGCTTGCGGTTTGCTTAAATCAAGTTCTATAGTGCCTTTGCTTTCGTCATATATACTTTGAACAATGCTGGTTACAACACCAAGACGTTTTACCTTTGTTGGCGGCGAAATATAAATTGGTGTTTTGAATCCAAGGGTTGCAACATCAATTTCTGATTCTGTACCTACAGGTATGCTTCTGCTGCTAAAATTAATTGTGTCTAAATTTACAACACTTAAACTGGTCCAATCAACATAATTGTCTGTTGTTTGAATTTCAAGACTTGGATTAAACAGCATCAAAATCTGCTCCATTAATTGTAATTTTTGATCAGTATTAGAAGTCCACGTGTCAACATTTACACTTAATGTGTATGGTGTTGGCATTAATCTTTCAACAGTATAATTTTTACCTTCAGTGTTTAGATATTCTTTACCGTCTGAATCGTATGCACGTTCACGTATGTTTAATTTGTTAACATAACTCGAATCTGCAAGCCTTGCAGTATCCATTTCAAGTCCAGTTATATAAACAGCCATCCTTGGTGCACTTGGGATTTTATTTTCTGAATTGTCCCTAAGAATATGTCCTACTTGACGTGTTATGTCACCATACATTACAGGAACTTGTGTCAAATTTCCACTACCGTCTTTGTAACTAAAATTACTCATAAGACGAACAATTTGAGTAATATAACGTCTTATTTGTCCATCATAAAAATGTTGCATTAGTTATCTGCCTTAGGTCTAAGTGCTTGAGATAGACTTTGTCTTTCCTGCACAGTTTCCCCACCAATTGTATCAGTATTAGTATTGTTAACAAATGTACCTTTTTGATGGCTTCTTGTGTCTGTATTTGTTAGTGTCATGCGCACCGAATCTTCTTGTTTTACCCAACGTGTGCCATCATATCTAAACAATCTATTTGGCATAAAATCTGTCCTTAAGAAAAAATCACCTTCAACGCTACCAGTTGGAAAACTTAGACCGTGTCCAAATGCTTCGCCATTACCTGGTATTCCGTCTCCAAGCAAGTAACCTTGATAGCCTTCTCTATCAGGAGTTTGCATTACTCTATCTGCTAATTCGTTTTGAGTACTTGCATCAAGAGTGTTTGTGTCTGTAGTAACTAACTCAACTTCTCCATTATCATCTGTTTGGAGAGTAAAGAAATGACTTGTATCATATCCTGATTTAGCAGCATCAGCTTCTGCTTGCTGGACTACAGCATTATTAACTTGCATTTCTTTTTCATATGTAGAAAGAAGATCACGTAAAGTGTTTCCGCCCGGGTTATCTGCTTCTGCAGGGAGGTCAAGTATTTCTTTAAATTCTTGACTATCAACTATCTGTTTTAATTTTATTCTATACAAATGCGGATACCAAGTTGGTGAAAATCCTTCAGCTGCTCTGTTGACATCTTCAACAACATAGTATCTTTTAAGTGCAACGGTGTAATCATTTAAAGCATATTCATCTTTTAGATGAGGTAATTCTATTACATCCCCCGGCATAATTTTTCTGCCAAGTGTTTTTACACTTGAATTAATATGTATAGTCATAAACAGTGTGTCATTTGACAAAAACAAACCAAACTGACTCATGTTAAAGTCTATATCTTGCACATTGTAAATACCACGCATACTGTAGATATCAGGATCATATTTGCGATCACGATTTTCCATAAACAACATGTCTTGAATGTTAGTCTCTTTTACAGCATCATAACGGGGCTGATCAGCAGTAGCATCTGCTTCATCTGGATTTTTAGGTCCAAGATACTTGTGTACAAAGACATCTGTGCCGCCCACAGTGAACATTTCATAGATACGCTTGTCTATGAATTCGTAGTCTTTGCCTTTCTCTGGTTTGTATAATGATAGTCTTGGCATATACATATTTAGCGTAAGATAAATACTTGTGGAGAACTTTTCGTATGGCAACACTCATAACTAAGAAACAAGAAATATTTGACTACGTTTACACTATGCTCGGCGGAGGCATGGTTGATGTAGAACTTGATCCTGCTCACTATGAGACAGCATTATCAAAAGCATTATCAAGATTCCGCCAACGATCAGACAATTCAGTAGAAGAAAGTTATTTCTTTATGCCTACTGTTGTTGATCAAAATGAATATACACTACCAAATGAAATAGTAGAAGTTAGAAGAATATTTCGTAGAAGCATAGGATCACGCACCGGTGGAGGAGATGGCGGCACACTGTTTGAACCATTCAACTTAGCATATACAAACACTTATTTGTTAGCAAGTTCAAATATGGGCGGCCTTGCTACATACGATTTCTTTTCACAATATCAAGAATTGGTGGGCAGAATGTTTGGTTCATTTATTGAATTTAAATGGAATACAGCAAACAAAAAACTTACTATTCTACAGCGTTCAAGAACAGAAGAGACACTATTACTATTATGCTATAATTATCGTCCAGATGAACAGTTATTTGACGATTATCTTGCCAAACAGTGGATTAAAGATTACACAGTTGCTACCTGCAAATATATGCTTGGAGAAGCACGTAGTAAATTTGCTACTATAGCTGGCCCACAAGGTGGTGGGCAATTAAATGGTGATGCACTCAAAGCAGAAGCCGCATCAGAAATGGAAAAACTTGAACAAGAAGTTAGCACAGCAGTTCCAGGCGGCACCGGCTATGGATTTACTATAGGTTAACTTGCAAAAAACCACTTGACAATTAAATTTAAATATTATATACTATATATTATTTGAAGGATTTCTTATGATTATAGGTATTTGTGGTTTAATTGGTTCAGGAAAAGGCACTGTTGCTGATATCCTTGTACAAGACTATAACTTTATAAAATTATCATTTGCTGACAAACTTAAAGACGGTGTTGCAGAAGTGTTTGGTTGGGATAGATCTATGCTCGAAGGCGACACAAATGAAAGCAGAGAATGGCGCGAACAGCGTGATCCTTTTTGGAGTGCTGAAACAGGCAGAACTATCACTCCAAGATTAGTGCTTCAAGAATTTGGTACAGAGTGTATGCGCAAAGGATTTGATGACAGTATTTGGGTAAGTTTAGTAAAAAAGAAAATAATGCAAAATCCTGGCGTAAATTTTGTTATACCTGATGTACGTTTTCCTAATGAAGCAAATATGTTAAAAAGTGTACACGGTGAAGTATGGCGTGTACGTAGAGGTCCTGATCCTGTTTGGTTTAGAATGTATCAAGATATAGGTGTAGAACCCAAAGATATACATCAATCAGAGTGGGCTTGGGCCAATGTAAACTTTAATCATATTATTGATAATGGCGGTACTCTTGACATGCTTAAAAGTCTGGTAAAAGATCGCCTTGCTTCCAGCGAACTCCTTGCTTCTGCATAATCCGTTGACAATTAGCACATATGGTTTTTAAATTATTTGGTCTACAATTCTGTAGGTTACCATCTATGTGATATACATTAAATTGTTCTGTATGTTTGCTTTTGTATCCGCACTTTTCGCAGTAATCTAATTTTGTATATCCGCGCTGTTTCCATAACGGTATACCATGATTTATGCCGTTACGTAAACAGCGTTCACATAATTTTCTATAATAAATCCTTTTGCCTTTTTTATAATTTATAGCACAAGGTCTTTGTCCGCATTGACATAATGGTCTCATATTGTATTTAGCTCACCTTTTTGGTACCTTTTTAACCTGTTTTACTACACTGTTTTTGTTTTTTCTTGCTAAATAATATTAACAAACATATGTCCACAATAGGAGAATTATAATGGCACTTACATCACCAGGCGTACAGGTCAGTGTAATAGACGAAAGTTTTTATACCCCAGCTGAACCAGGTACTACACCAATGATTTTTGTCGCAACTGCGGCTAATAAAACTAATGCAGCAGGAACTGGTACAGCACCAGGTACATTGGCGGCTAATGCAGGAACACCATATCTACTAACTTCACAAAGAGATTTAGCAGATACATTTGGTGATCCAATCTTCAAAACAGATTCAAACAACAATCCAATACACGGCGGAGAGCTAAATGAATATGGATTACAAGCAGCATACTCTTACTTAGGAGTAGCAAACAGAGCATGGGTAGTCAGAGCAAATGTTGATTTAGGAGAATTAGAACCAACTTCTACTGCTCCAGCGGCTAATCCAGCAGACGGTACTTATTGGTTAGACACAGCAAACACTCTTTGGGGAATCCAGGAATGGAATGGAGCGTCTGTGTTAAATGGTGGACAAAGTTTTACTAATAAAGTGCCAGTAGTAATTACTGATTCAACAGACTTATCAAACACAGGTAGTGTTAGCACTAATGGATTTAGTGGATTTATCCCAAGTAGTGCAGTTGGTGAAGTTGGATCATATGCTGTTGTAGCTACAACAACATTAATTAGAATTTTTTATAGAAACACAGCAGGTACATGGGTGCTTGTTGGTAGTGATGCATGGGCAAAAAGCTGGCCAACTATACAAGGCACAGCTGCTAATCCAACATTTGCCGGAACTGCGGCAATTACAATAAATGGTACAAGTGTAACTGTTAACAGCTCTGACACTGTAAGCGATGTTGCAAATACTATCAACGGTTTGTTAATAGCAGGTGTAACAGCGGCAGCAGTTGATGGACGTTTAGAAATTTACAGTGATGGCACAGGTAGTGCATCAGAAGACTCAACTATAGGTGGAGAAATACTTGTAGGTGGTGACAGTGATAGACTTGGTGAACTTGGTATTACAGCAGGCACTTATTACCCTACAGCATTACAAGTGTCTAAGCACACAAGTGTGCCAGAATGGAAAACAGCAGACACATATACAAGACCATCAGGAAGTGTTTGGTTAAAAACTACAACACCAAATCTTGGTGCAAGTTACATTGTTAAAAAATGGAACAACTCAACTGAGCTATGGGAAACAATTAGTGCTCCTCTATATAACAGCAATGAAGCTGCAATTTATGAATTAGATCAATCAGGTGGTGGCGCAAATCTGTCAGCAGGCGATTTATATATTGAAACTAATGTAGCAGGAGATGCTCCTCCATTAGCAACATTTAAATTAAAGCGCAGAAGAAGTGCTGCTCCTACAGTGATTACTGGTAATAAAATTATTTCAGGATCAATTAGTGCAGGTGGTGGTCAATCATTTACTGTTCAAACTACGGACAATGGATCAAGCGCATTTGAATCAGCTGTAACAGTTACAGCAACATATACAGGTGCTGCAAGTGATGCAACTGTGTTAGCTGGTGCTATTAACAATGCAAATATTACAAATATTACAGCAACAGTTGATGCTACAAACAAAATTAGTATCAGTCATGCATTAGGTGGCGAAATGAAATTTGTAGACACAGACGGAATTTTAGCAGCCGCAGGATTTACACCGTTTGTAGATGGAAATTCAGGAACACCAAATCTTTATTACGCACCAGGTACATTTGCAGGTAC